AAGATATGAAAAGATATGAAAAGATATGAAAAGATATGAAAAGATATGAAAAGATATGAAAAGATATGAAAAGATATGAAAAGATATGAAAAGATATGAAAAGATATGAAAAGATATGAAAAGATATGAAAAGATATTCTTTTATGTCTTCCAGATAATTATTTTATTGTTGTGTTATATTGCTATCTAGCAATCATTATTTTTTATGTCTTCCAGATAAAAAAATAAATAATACTCACGCTTGCGTGAGTTAAGCGGTTTGGAATGTGGCTAAAGCCATATTACCATTAAGCCCGTACGGGCTTTCGGCGTCAAGCCAATATTTATTTTATAATTAAAGGGAAGGGTCGTAGGGGAACCGCTAGGTTCCCTACCCAATAAGGGGGTATTAGGGGCTTAGAAAAGGGATGCTAATGCATCCCGCCGGAACACCGTAGGTGTTCCTACGACCCCCTACCCTATTGGGTAGCACATTCTACAGGTCCTCCCATATTACTCATACCTGGCATACCACCTTTATTAAAATGAGCGAATACGTCTTCCGGTTCTTCATCAAATTCTTCAGATTGATTATTTTTGTAATTTTGCCGATTTTGTTTTTGATTGAAAGATACATCATCCTTGCATAATTCTAGAGTATAATTAGTAATGTCTTCTGCTGGTGTTTTTTCTAATTGTATATCCCAAATTTGTTTTTTAGGTAGTGGTAAAATCTTAACTAAATATTTCGCACGTTCTTTATCAAGATTTGAAGGAAATATAACATCAAAATAAACAATTAAATCACCCTTTTGCAAATTATCTTGTAAATTAGGCATACCTTCACCTTTAATTTGCATTTTTTGATTAGGTTTAATTATTTCTTCGTGAATAATTTTAATTACACGGTCATCTAAATGTTTGAAATAAAATTCTGTTTTAGTTAATGATTCTAACAATGTAATGGATTTCTTCATAATCAAATTATCAGCCTCCCGACGAAATATTCCCTCTTCATTCTTACAATTAACAAATACCACTAAATCACCAACATCACCAAAATCTGATACCCAATCAGATTCATTTTTAAAAGTTATATTAGAACCCTGAACAGTACCAGGACGAATATAACAATCTACATGCCTTTTCACAGAAATCGCCTTTTTGCCATTGCATTTTGAACAATTACTTCCTGGAGGAATTACTTTTCCAGTTCCCGCACAATTACCACAATTTTGAATAGATTGTTGTATCATCGGTCCCATTTGCATCATTTTAACAATCTTACCTTTACCATTACATAAAGGGCAACTTTTAATACTATCCTGACTATTAGCCCCGCAACCATTACAATTATCACAACAAATAAGTTTATTAAAATCTATTGGAATAACCTTACCTTTATAAACATCAATTAGTGAAACATTAATTGTTATTTTTTTATCAGGACTCTTTGCATTACGACGCATATCTTGTTGATTTCCAAATCCAGGTATTCCACCACCGCCTCCAAACATATTACCAAACATCTCAAAAGGATTAAAACCAGCAGGCATACCACCTCCAACACCACTTTCATTATTTTCCCCGTCAATTACACCGAATTGGTCATATCTTTTCCTTTTGTCTGGATCGCTTAGGGTTTGAAATGCCTTGTTAATTTCTTGGAATTTAGTGTTGGCTTCTTCTTTATTATTTGGATTGCGGTCAGGATGATATTTTAATGCTGCTTTTTTATATGCCCTTCGCAAATCGTCTTCAGATACGTTTTTTTGCACTCCAAGTAATTCATATAAATCTTGTTTGCTTGCCATATTAGTTTACTATATAGACTCTAGAATACTATTTTAAAATTATATTCTATTTTATACTTATTTTTATACTTATTTTTTAAGTTATTTTTTTTTCCTAAATTCAGATTAAGAAATCAGAAGTTAAAGATTGAGGTATTCTTAAAGCCGTAATACATTATCCTTTTACAGACCATCAGTGTTATAACTAACACTAATAGGTGATTATAGGATACAATGTTGCGTAATTATTATCTAAATAATAATACATTAACTACGCACAATACTGGTTATGATACACAAAAATTTAGATTTAATTATGTAAAAAATAATATAGATAAAAAAGATTGGGTCATTCTAGATAAAATTGAAAATATTATAAATAGATTATCTAAAATGGATATTATAAGGCAAAAGCAAAATCAAAATCAAATTCAAAATCAAATTTTTAATGTTAAAATATTTGGTAAAGTATCTGGAATTGTGCAAAATATTTTGAAGCAATATGATATAGATATGGATATTAAAAAAAAATATTGTGGTTTAAAAAAGTATACCTTAATAAAATTAAATAAATTTATCAATAATTACAGATACATATATAATAATGAAATAAAACCTATATCTAGTAAACCAATAGATATACCTATTCCTATTAATGCATACGATGAAGAAAAAGAAAATGAAAGAAAACTATTATTATATGAAAAACAAAAATCTAAAAGAGAATATAACATAAATAATTATGGTTATAGAAGTAGATATAGTAAAAGATAAGAAGATAAAAAGATAAAAAGATAACAATATAACAATATAACAATATAACAAGATAACAATATTGTTTATTCTAGTAATGTATTTCAAGTAAATTTATTTCATTTTTTAGGAAAGTAGATATTGTTCTTTGAATAATATCAAATAATTCATTTTTATCTGGATATTCTATTTTTAAATATTTAATTAATATCTCAAATCCTAAATTAAAATAATTATATGATAAATTAGACAAATCTATAATATAATTCATACAAATAGAATATTTTTTAACAACTTTATTATTTACGTCATCTTCTTCATCTGGCTTATATATATTTTCAATTGCTAGAATAAATGAATCTAATAAATAGTTAATTTTATATGTAATATTCTTATTAGTATTCTTATTAGTATTCTTATTAGTATTCTTATTCGTATTCTTATTTGTATTGTTGTTAATAAATTCATTTTCTTTTAAAATAATATCATTATCTAGATAATCAAAAATATTAGATATTTTATAATTTAATTTAAGTAATAAAAGTAATATAGATGAAGATTCAATATTTAATTCAAGGTCATTATATATTTTTTCAAATTTTAATAATATTTTAGGCTTTACAAACTTTTGATTATTACTATTGCTTTCTAAACTATATTTATCATTTTTTTTCAATAAATATACTAATATAAATAAATGTAAATTAAGCGTAAATTCTATATGGATTACTAATTTAACTATGAAATATAATATATTAAGTATATTGACATTTGTGTCTTTAGGATATCTATCTTGATGGATTTTATCTTGATGGATTATGGTAAATAAATATGAATTAATATATAAATCTAGAAATGAAAAAGCCAAGTATGATATTCTGGAGATATCAAAAGTATCTACCTTAAATAATTCTTGTAATAAATTTATAAAAATTTTATAGTCTTTAGAACCTTCTAGTAATGATGAAGAATCTATTTTATTCAATAATTTTAATTTATTGACCTTAATATAATTATACCATTCATCATAATGAATTACTAAATTATTAGACATTTCAAGTGATATTTGGCTTTGGTTATTAGAAATTAAATATATTTTATTTACAATGTATTTACAATGTATTTACAATGTATTTATAATGTATTTACAATTTAATAATTAAAATTGATTTATTTTGTTTATTTTGATTTTATTAAATAACAATAACATACAGAAAGAATAACATACAGAAAGAATAACATACAGAAAGAATAACATACAGAAAGAATAACATACAGAAAGAAAAAATTAGATAATGGCTTTTGAAGAACATATTAATCAAAATGGAAATATTTTATTCTGGCAACCAGAAGAAAAGTTCAGAGTAAATTCTAAACAGATTTTAGGAATGGATTTAGATTGGACAATCATTAAACCAATTAGAGGTAAAATTCATCCAATAGATGAAAATGATTGGGAATTTATTGTAAAAGACTCAGCGATGTCAAGAATAAAAAATAAAATAGATGAAGGATATAAATTTGTTATATTTACTAATCAAGGTGGATTGCTAGATGCTGATAAAAATAAAAGTGATAAGAAAATGGGTTTAATTGGTTTTAAAAACAGATGGGTTAATATTTATAAAAAATTCCAAGAAGAACACAATATTCATTCTGTATATCTAATAGTCTCATTGTATGATGATTTTAATCGTAAGCCTTGCACTGGTATGTGGGAATTTATGGAATTTCAGTTGAATGATAATATAAAAGTTCAAAAAGATAAAAGTTTTTATGTGGGTGATATGGCAGGGAGAAAAGGCGACCATTCTAGTAGCGATTTATTATTTGCATTGAATGTTGGAACACAATTTCAAGTTCCTGAAGTATTTTATAGTGATAGTACATTATTAACTAATCGTGCTAGTGTATTAATTAAGGATGTTTATAAAAATGATAAAATATTTAATGGTGGAAAATATATTGAAGAATTTGATAAAAATATATCTAGAAGTAATAAAAAAATTATAAATGATATTAAAAACATATTGCTAAATGTAAATACAAATTCAAATACAAATTCAAACACAAATTTAAATGCAAATAATAAACAATATTTAATATTATTTGTAGGTTCACCTGCTTCTGGAAAAACAACTTATTATAAACAAAACTTTAGTGATATCAATAATTTAGTATATCTTAGTTCAGATACATTTAATGGAACACCTGCAAAATTTAATAAAGAAGTAGAAAAAGAATTGAAGAATAAGAACTCAGTAATAATAGATAATACTAATGGCACTATTAAAACGAGGGAAAAATATATAAAATTATGTCAATCATTCAATAATAAAATAAGTGAAAATTGTTGTATTATTTATATAAAATTTAATACTAATAAGGAAATTTGTATGCATTTAAATACATTACGTACTAAAATAAATAATACTTGTGTTTTACAAGGTTTTAAAGATTGTAATCACAATGTCCCTGCTGTTGCAATACATAGTTATTGGAAAAGATTAGAAGAACCTACTATGGAAAAAGAAAAATTTGATTATTTATTTGAAATAGAATATGAACCAAAATTTAATAAAAAAGAAGGTATTACACAAAATATGTTTGAATTGTTATTGTAAATTATACAACTACATTATAAATTTAATATTACTATATTTGCTATATTTTTTATTTAATTTAATTTTCTCTTATAATAGTAATAAAAAGTAATAAAAAGTAATAAAAAGTAATAAAAAGTAATAAAAAGTAATAAAAAGTAATAAAAAGTAATAAAAAGTAATAAAAAGTAATAAAAAGTAATAAAAAGTAATAAAAAGTAATAAAAAAGATAATTACTATGCCGTGTGATAATCATGGTTCTAAATGTGATGGTAAAGAATGTTATAATAAAAATGTAGATAATGGTTTAATGACTCGTTTATGGGGTCCAAGTGGTTGGTTATTTCTGCATTGTGTATCATTTGGTTATCCATTTAAAATTAACCCTGCTAATCTAGAGCATCTAGAGAAACAAAATGATTATTATCGTTTTTTTTATTATTTAGGAAAAGTATTACCCTGTAAATATTGTAGAGATTCTTATATGGAATTCTTTACTAAAAATAGCCCAATGAGTCATTTAGGGTCTCGTAAAGAATTAACTAAATGGTTATATGACATCCATAATTTAGTTAATGATAAATTAGGAGTACCTCAATGTGAACGTCCTAGTTTTGAAGAAATAGAAGAAAGATATCAAAGTTTTCGTGCAGCCTGTAAACCTTTAACAGAATTACAACGTATTGATAATGCTGGAAAAGGTTGTGTAGCACCGGCAGATGGTAAACCAAAACGAAGTGTAATAAAAGTAGTTGAATATTCACCACAACCTACAAAGACAACAACATTACAGAATTTTCCAAAATCAGAAGATTATTTTGTAATAAATAAAAAAACTACCTATATTATATCCATAATAATTATTATATCAATAATTTTAGTTTTATACTTCATTTATACTAAATAATTTATATATAAATAAAATAATATAAAAAAATTGAATATAAAACTATTAATACAAATATAAATAATTGATATAAATAATATATTTAGAATTGACAATGTCAGAATCAAAACAGCCAACAAATTATAGAAGAAAGGAAAGTAAAGATGTTGTAGATGATAATAAAGATAATAAAACTGATAATCGAGATGATAATCGTGGAAATAATTATAGAAATGACAGAAATTATGATAATCGTGTAAATAATTATAGAAATGATAGAAATTATGATAATCGTGTAAATAATTATAGAAATGATAGAAATGATAGAAATGATAGAAATGATAGAAATGATAGAAATTATGATAATCGTGATAATCGTGGAAATAATTATAGAAATGATAGAAATTATGATAATCGTGTAAATAATTATAGAAATGATAGAAATTATGATAATCGTGGAAATAATTATAGAAATGATAGAAATGACAGAAATTATAACAACCGTGATACCCATGAATATAATAATACTCGTGAAGTAAGGGAAGAAGACAATCAACCTCCTCCAGTTCCTGAAATAAAACCACTTACTGCAGAAGATATTGCACGACGTGAAGAATTTAGTGTTCCAATTAATTCTTTTGACGATTTGGATAATTTAATTGATTTAAAATTAATTCGTGGTGTTATAGCGTATGGTTTTGAAAATCCTAGTCCAATTCAGCAGAAGGCAATAAAACCTTTATTGGGTAAATATGATGTTATTGCACAAGCACAAAGTGGAACAGGTAAAACTGCTACATTTTGCATTGGAACATTAGGTAATATTGATTATACTAAGAATGAAACACAGGCAATAATTTTAGGACATACTATGGAATTGGCACAACAAATTGAAATTGTATTTAAAAATATTGGAAAATATTTAGATTTAAGATTAGGGCAGGCAGTTAAGAGTATTCCAGTAAGAGATAATATAGACCAATTATCGGGTGTTAATAATAATGGATTATTACCTCATGTAATTATTGGGACACCGGGACGTTTGCTAGATATGTTAAATAAAAAGGTTATAGACAGAAATACAATTAAGATGTTAATTTTAGATGAGGCAGATGAATTATTATCTGATGGGTTTCTGCAACAAATAAAGAATATTATTAGTAGTCTTAAACAAGATACTCAAATTGGATTATTTTCAGCTACAATGGAACCTACTTTCTTTAAGATTACTCAATATTTTATGCGTAATCCCTTAAATATTTTAATTAAGAAGGAGGAATTAACATTGGAAGGTATTAAACAGTTTTATATTGATTGTGAAAAAAATGATTATAAGTTTGAAACACTTTGTGATTTATATAGTTTAATTTCAGTAAGCCAAACAATTATATATTGTAATCATTATCAAAGTGTAGAGCAATTAACTAAGAAACTGCAAGACCAAAATTTCAAAGTATCGTGTATTCACGGTAATATGGATATTACTTTGCGTGAGGAAGCAATGCGTAATTTTAGAAATATGAGTTCTAGAGTATTAATATCAACTGATTTATTAGGACGGGGTATAGATGTTCAACAAGTTTCAGTAGTAATTAATTATGATATTCCTTTAAAGATTGAAAGTTATATTCATCGTATTGGAAGAAGTGGTCGACACGGTCGTAAAGGTACTGCTATTAATTTTGTAAATGGAACAGACTATAAACGTCTTACTGAAATTGAAAAATATTATATTACTCATATAGAACCATTACCTAGTGATATAGAGCAAATATTAGGTTCAAATCAATAAATAATTATTTATTTCTTTTTTTTATTTTGTTATTTAATTATTTTAATTTTTTAGAATAAAATTTTTTAGAATAAAATTTATTAGAATAAAATTCAATATAATAATAGTTTATTTATACATATTTATTTAATTAGATATTGCATTTGGATATTGTATTTGGATATTGCATTTGGATATTGTATTTGGATATTGCATTTGGATATTGTATTTGGATATTGCATTTGGATATTGTATTTGGATATTGTATTTGGATATGTTTGAATTTATAAATAAAACTATACCTAAACAAAAGAAAGAAATACATAATGGCAATCGCGAATATAAAATGTATCTAGATATATCATTAGAAAGTAAAACTGAACAAAGAAAAAATAAAAATAAATCAGATGATTGCATACATTATTTAAGACAACAAAAAATAGTTTCTAAAATAAATAAAAGAGCATCACAATTATTATATCGATTGGAAGAAGGATATGGAAAAGCATTGTATATAATTGGTATTAAAGATGATGGCACAATTGAAGGTATAGAAATAGATTTATTATTTAAATCAATTAACTTTTTATATAAAATGGTAGAAATTGTTAGTGCAAATATAAAAAATGTACGAATATATAAAGGTTCAAGTGAAAATAAATATGTGTGTACAGTAAGAATCGAAATTCCTAAATATAAAGAAAAACAATTACCAATTATTTAAATTAAAATTTATTTTCCTTAAGTTTTTATTTCTACTCTTGATTTATTCTTGTTTTACTCTAAGTCCATTGTAAAGTGCGACCATACCTTTTTGATATTGTTCCTGGCATTGGCTATACATATTAACTAATCTATTTCTTACATCAGTTTCTATTGAAACTAAATCATTATATCCAATATTTTTAAGTGCAAAATGTGGATTATCATTTTTATCATCAACAGGTTCCTTTATTAAAACTTGTTTTTCTAATACCTCAAGTAAATAATAACAGTTATCTAGATAAATCTGTTTTAAATCTTTATAAATTTTTATATATTCACCTAATCTGGCATCATCTAAAGATACAGGTATCATTGAATTATCATTAATATTATTAATACAAAATTGTTCTAAATCTTCATTAGAAATTCTTAATTCTGCTTCCGTAGCTATATCTTTAGAAAATTTATTATGGGTTTTAAATGCAGTATTTACAATTTCCAAAATATTTGAATCTATTTTATCAATTTTTGCATAACTATTAACAAATTCCTTGAATTTTTCAATTAAAGGATTGGATGTAGCATTATCAACATTATTATTAATTTGGGCATTAGTATTAACATTATTAATAATGTTATTTTTACTACCAGTTAATATATTGTCATTTATATTATTATTTATATTATTATTTTTATTGTTAACACCACCTTTTTGTACATCTTTAATTTCTGTTAAAACATTCTTAATTTCCTTAATCGCACTATTATTAGTTTTTGACTTATTATTTTTTAATGTGCTAGAAACTGTATTTGAACTAGGTGTTATAGTGGATGATGTGCTAGGTGTTATAGTGGATGATGTGCTAGGTGTTATAGTCGATGATGTAATAGAAGCTGTATTTGAACTAGGTGTTATAGTAGATGATGTGCTAGGTGTCGTAGTGGATGATGTAATAGAAGCTGTGCTAGATGTTGTATTTAAACTAGGTGTTGTAGTATCATTTTGTTTTAAATTAGAATGAATCATTTTATCTAATTCAGTATTAGTCATATTTGCAAGAGAAGGTGTTTCAGAACTGGTAGCAGGTGTAGGTGCTGATATAGATGTATTTGTTATTGGCAATATATTTGTTGTAGTTGGTTGTAGTGTAGTATCTAATTTATCGTTATCATTTTTATTATCTTCATTATTATCAATCTCGTCATTTTCATTATTACGATTACTATTACGATTACTATTACGATTACTATTACGATTACTATTGCGATTACTATTACGATTACTATTACTATTACTATTACTATTACTATTACTATTACTATTACTATTACTATTACTAATACTGTTATTTTTACTAGTAGTTTGAGTATTTAAATTAGGAATATTTGATGATGCAGGAATAATATTTGTAGAAGGCGTTGTATTTGCAGGAACAGTATTCAAACCGGTTGTATTTAAAGGTTGAACATTAGCAGTTGATTTAGTTTTATTTTGAATACCAGCAATTGTTTCACTTAAACTTTCAATCTTACTAACTATTGTATTTAATTTCTGGTTTTCATTTGCCTTAAAATCACTTATATTTTGACGTATTTTAGCAATATTATTACCAGAAGCAACAGTTGCGCCGGTAGCAATTTCAGGTGTGAGTGCATTAGTATTAGTATTAGCATTTGCTTGATTTTCGGCTTTCATTTGATTTATATTTTTATTTATATTGCTTACAAGTTCATTATCTTTGTTTTCTTCTAAATTTTCTGCTTCATTTAAATTTTCATTATTTTCATTTTTATTGGATAATTCCTTAGCAATTAGTAAATTCAAATTATTTTTATTCTGGAGAGATGGTTCAACAAACATTACCAAAGATGAAAATGTTTTAACTAATATTTGATATTGATTGCGAACATTAGCTTTTTCTTCATCGGTTTCAGTATCCTGCATCAAATGATAGTAATAGAGCATAAGCAATTCTTTAAATCCTGGTTCATGCATAATACTCTGCTTAACTACGTTTGCCGTAATATCACATATGCCAGAAACACCCTGTTTTTCATCTTCGTTAATAATAGTTAGTAAATTTCTTAAACGATTTAGGCAAATATTATCAGTTGGATTTACCGCTGTAAGAATAGCACTAATTAGGTTAAGAATTTTTACATAATGAACTGCAATAGAATTACATAATTCTTTTTTAGAAACTTTACCTTTTTTATTATCTATTGAAGGTGTTGTATTATTAGAACACGTATCATCAGTGCATTCAGCATTTTCTTTTCCAACTAATATACTACTAGCAAATTGTTCCAATTGCAATTTAGTATAATTTTTATCTAAGTTGCTAGAAAGAGTTATTGCAATTTTATTACATTTTTTAGGGTCTAACAAAGTTATTAAATCTCGAAAACGGTCATTTGGTGCAGTAATCGTTGGTTTAGCATAGGGTAGAATTAAATCAGTAATAATAATATCTATACGCTGTTGAAAATTAGTAATATTGCCATCTAAGTCTTTCGATTTGAATAAACCTGTTATTTTATTAAGTAAATTGCTAAAAAAACCTGACATTTTATTTTACTATAACTAATTATATTATCTTATACTATGATATGTTATTCTAGATAATACCTAGATTTATTTTTTGAAATTATATACCATAAGAAAAAGAAAATCAAAAAAATTAGAAAATATCAAGAACATCAAACAAGAACATCAAACAAGAACATCAAACAAGAACATCAAGAAATTAGACAATATTAGTTTATGTTGGGGTGTGTGTGTGTATATGTGTGTGTATTTGTAGGTGTTCCGTTTAGTATGTTCCTGACCCTAGGCTAAATTTTTATGAACTATATTATTTTGAGGAATGCAGTAATAAGAACAAAAAGACGTATAATTAATTCCGTCATCATCATCATTTCTATCCTTAGTATAATCTCTATTTGCAAAATGGGGAATATAAATAGGACGTCCCTTTTCACCTTCAAAGGGGGAATCAATATTAGATACTGGATTTAAACCCGGTTTATGATAAAATGTACCATCATTTATTTGTTTATAAAAATGATAAGTTGAATCTGGTTCAATTGTCATTGCACCCTTATAATATCCTTTGGGACATTGTTTATTGAATTCTACCGGAAAAACAGTTGGATTATCTTTTAAAATTTTATCTTCCATTTCAGGACAACGATATATCCGCTCTTTTGTTTTATCACTTCCAGTGCGTTTTATTAAATCAAAATCACCTGGTTGGGGTTTTAAATCACCACATCCAGAATCATTAATACATTTATCCACATTTTTATATTTTGTATTACATATTTCATTACATTTTTCCTTAACTGCTTTTACTTGACGATTTAAAAAATATGAATAACAATTGTGAGAACCCTCTATTAATGGATCTTCCCAGAGAGATTTATCTGGTTCATGTTCATAACCAGATAAAAATTGTCTTAAATAACTTTTGCAATTTTGATGTAATTGACAGAAATCTGTATTAGGTAATACCTTATTAGGACATCTATCATAGGTATTAAAATCATCCATTGATTTATAATTTATACACATACACCTTTTTGTATCTTTTTTAATCGTACTATCATCTTCAGGTTTATAATACTTGTAAACATATTCACCATTATTGTTTCTAGATAGCAAATTACTTATTCTATTCGCATTATTTATTTTTTTTTTATGGTATATATTATTGTCTATATTATTGTCTATAGTATTCTCTATATTATTTAATCTTACACCCTTCATATTTTTTCTGTTTTTGATTGTATTTTTGATTATGTTATTGTTTGTGTTATTGTTTGTTTTTGTCTTTGTGAAATTCCTAATGTTTCTTCTTCTGGTGTATCCTTTATTATTACTCATATTTTTAGTTTCTATTATCTATTATTATATTTGAAATTTATTTTACTCTAGAATATCAATTAACATTATTATATGGTTTAATCATAAAAGTAATATGTAAAAATAATATAATATAGTAAATATAGTAAATATTGCAAATATAGTAAATATAGTAAATATTGCAAATATATTAATTATAGTAAAATCAAATAGTAAAAATGGGTGGTGGATTATTACAATTAGTAGCAGTTGGTGTTCAAGATATATATTTAATTGGTAATCCTCAAATTACATTTTTTAAAACAATTTACAAACGATATACAAATTTTTCAATGGAATCAATGCAACTATCAATTGATGGTAGAACTGATTTTGGGCAATATATCCAAGTTACTATAGACCGAAAAGGCGATTTAGTAAAAGATATATTATTTGATATTTTATTACCTATTTTACCTAGTGGATATTACTGGACTAATGGAATAGGTAATGTACTTCTTAAACAAATAGATTTAGAAATAGGTGGACAATTAATTGACCGACATTATAGTTATTGGTTAGATATATGGTCGCAATTAACTATAAATGAAAGTAAAATAGGTGCATATAATTCAATGGTTGGTAATTATAATTCACTTAGTAGTCTAGAAACAAATGCACAACAGCAATTAAGAGTTCAAATACCTATGTTTTTTTGGTTTAATCGTGAATATTCAATGGCATTACCTCTTATTGCATTACAATATCACGATGTAGTTTTAAAAGTTAAATTACAAGATTTAAATAGTTGTATAAGAAATAATACTATAGATACACCATTACAAGACTATGTAATACAACAGTTTAGAGTTTGGGCAGATTATATAAATTTAGATATGGAAGAAAGAAAACAATTTGCA